ACCGCGTCATACGCATCAACAAATGCCAATGTGTCATCAATGTCCGCTGTGTCATAGTTTGCCTTGTCCCATTTTGGAAGGCGAAGGATTGCCCCTGTGTTAGTGCCAGATGCAGTTAATGAAGATTCAAAAGTAACAGTCCTTGATACATTTGCATCAGCTAACACAGATGCAGATGAAAGTAAAGAGGAAACAAAAGTAACACCGATACCTGCCTCAACACTTGTCTCTGCCGTTGCAGTCATAGATGCAGTCATTTTTCTTATAAAAAATGCTTCTATATTTGTCTGTGCCGTAGCATTTAATTCAGTATTGACTGTGTAGGACAAATTAGCATCTGCTGATGTCGTTGCAATAGCATTTGCTTCGGCATTTACTGGAATTGTAACCATTGCAATACTTTCCGTATTAGCTACTGCATTAAAATTAGCTTGTAATACTTTTGTTAATGTTGCATCTAATAAAGTAGTTGATGATGTAGTTTGACTACTTTGTAGTTTAATAACTTTATTAAATATTGATAATAATGTACTGTTATTAAATATATTAGCAATAAATGTAATTAATACAGGTTGTATTATATAACTATCGTAAAACTCGCCTTGAAAAGAAATAAATCTTCTGTCATGACTAACTTTTATATTTTTAACTTGATATAATTTACTATTCCAAATTATGCGACTTTTTTCATTTATGCCTGTCGTGTATCTTATTGTAAAGTCGCTTATATTTTTAGCAGTATTCTTACCATCTATTACCGTTTCATTGGATGGAGGTAACTTGCTTTCGGCATTCGCCCAAACGGTAGATAAATCTGCCCATGACTCGGAGGCATAGCCTGTATCTGATTTTGAACGTGTGACATTTTGGATAGTAATCCTGTCACGCATTCGACCAATAATTTCATTTTTGTTATACTTCATTAGAAATATTGAACGCGATATTGATCGAGTAAATATTGAGATGCAGTAGGTAATTTCCTAACGTAATCTTGTCTATTCTCGTAGGTATCGGCTATCATTAATAAGATAGCTTGTCTTATTTGGAATGGCACACCGCTACTTTCTGTGTCGTATCCAGCCGTGTAAGTAATCGTTACATCATTTATATTTCCGTAAAGTGTAGGCCATGTTTTCCCGTAAGCAAGAGAAAGCCGTGCTGGTTTACTAAATGTGTCAACGACATAGTCTGTCGCTGCAAAGGTTTGCGTAGTATTTTGGCTGTCTGCGTACTGGAAATTAGTAACAGCAATAACTGGAGATACACTAAGGTAAAGAGTAGGATTAGATAACCTATCAAACTTCTCCGTTATTGTTTGTGTGATTAATGCTTGGTTTAAATAACTCTCTGCCACCATCCTTGCACCTTTTATTAAAGTATTTAACATTGAATCTTCGTTTGAATCATCAATCTTTAAATAGCTTTTTACCTCGGCAAGTGTCCAAGGTTCATTAACAGGTGCAGTAGTTACTTTCCAAGCCATTTGATTATATTTTAAAATGGAGGAGTATATTGCAACTCCTCCAAATTAGATCCCCAATGAAATTACAGATTCTTTAGGTGCTTAATTGCAGCCGTATTAAGCAATTTGCCATCATAACGAGCATACATTAAGAAACCTATTTCCATCTCATCCATGAAACGCTCACGCAATGGTACAAGCACATTGTTGGCAACGGCTCTGATTATATACTTACTCCAATCTCCAAAGAAAATAATCTTTGCATCAGCAGCCTGTGCAGATGGAAGATCATTGTTTATAAAGAAATTATAACCCAATAATCTATCGGGTGTACCTTCTCTAAGTGATGGTTGAAACAAAGTAGTGTTGTTAGTGTCCAAGTTTAACTTTCTAACTGCACTCAAAATCTGGTCATGCATCATAAATGCAGCAGATGGAGAGTTACGGTAAGCAATGTCAACGGAGTGAACAAGCTCAACCAAGTTAGCGGCAGTAAATGCACCGGTAGAAGCAGATTCAACACCGGATGGTGCTACGTCTCTGAATCCTGATGGCTTACCAGTACCATCACCAGTTGTAAATGCAGTGTTCAATGCTCTACCTAAACGCTCACCTAACATAATTGGTAACTCGCTGTTTAATAGACCAAACTCGTCATTTGCCCATTCAACAGATACTTTAACCAATGTGTTACAAACGTGAGCTGCAAAAGTTTCACGAGTAAATGTCATATCTTGAACAGTTACCGCTCCACCTTCTGTGTGCCAGTTTGCAGATGTACCAGTATCATTTACCTTTGGCCAGTACAAAGTACCTGCTTGAGGAGTAGTTATAATACGAGAAACTTGTAACATTGGGCCATAGTAAGCCATTGTTCTTTCCAACTCGTTTGAGAATTGGTAAGGAATAACATAACCACCTGCCAAGCCAGTCTCCGCAGTAGTAATCGTTGCAGTACCACGCATTTCACGAAGTAAGCCTCGCTCTGTGTTGTTCAACTCTCTCTTAGCAATAGCCTTCATGAATGCAGAGTGATACTCTGGAGACTTTACAATCTCTCTTTTGTCAGTTGGCAATGCAGCAAGTGTGTCCTCAATAACACTAACTCCTCTTGTTTCAGAGTTAATTTCATTCCATCTTTCTAAACGAGAAATCTGGTCTGTATAACTTTTAAAAGAACCATCTGCTTTATCCCATTGTGCGGATTCGTCAGCAGACATTAATCTACCTTCGGCTGCGGCTCTTTTTTGTAGGTCTTCCATTATTGCGTAATCGGAAGCCCGCTTTTCTCTTAATTCCTTTGCAGTCATTATTTTGTTTTTAAATTTAATAAGTGCAGGGCATTCCTGCGTAATTCGTTCTGTATATTAATTTCAGATTTTACTGATATGTCAATAACACTTTGTAATTCTTCATCTACCTTTCCTGCTATCTGCTCATAGCTGCGCTTGGCAACCATTGTATCTGGATTAGCTGGATAAGTAACAGGAGAAACATCATATACTTTCTTAATGCCTTTAATTATTCTTTTTGGTTTCATACCTGCTCTTTCCTCCCAGTCTTCGGTTTCTACACTAAAAGCAAATGATGATTGATAAACATCGCCACGTTTAACCATCTCTAAAAGATCATTACCTAAAGTAGTGTTTGGTGCCTCAAATGAATATTCTAAAGCATTACCAGTTAAGTTTAATTTTAAAGTACCAGATTTAGTCCTTGCCAAAACCATGTTGGCATCATGATTAAATAGTGCTACTACATCTGTCATGTCGGAGTTGGTAAATACATCTTGGCTCATCTCCTCGTCGTACCAACCCATGTCATAGGCAGAGTTAAACACTGTAGCAGTGCCTACTATTGTGCGAGATTCTGGCATTGCCCTAAACTCGTAATTTATACTTCTTTTCTCCATTGTTTCTTCTTTTGACCGTTCGTCCATTATTTTATTAGCTGTTCTTTCTGCCCAGGGTAACATCGTTGAACCACCCCAAGCGTCATACATTATTGAACCGCATATCTCGTTATCGTTGTCATCAAAATACTTGCCTTGGTCATATACCTTGGCTCTACTTAAAAAACTATATGTCCTTATCACTTCATCGTCACTTAATGCCTCTCTTCCGCTTAACTGCCTTGCCCTTGTCCAGCCTACACTTGTACCACACTGGCTACCATTATCTTCTTTATGCTGCAATGCTTTCTTTGCTGCATTGGTTGCTGACTGTGGGTAATTACTGTACGGCATCGGTTGTAGGTTCTATCTTTATGTTAGAAGCTAAAGGCAATTCGTAACTATCTCCACCTGGATAAGGATTCATATTTTCCTTAATCCTTATTTCATTAGGTGACATTGCTAAGATATTTCTCATAGTAGTATAGTAGGAAGATCTCGCAACCACATCTCCACGGAGTAATCCATCAAGATTAAAACGTGTACAATAAGTGTACTTTTCTGCCTCAAAAAATATCTTACGATTAAACTCTGCCTCTATTGTTTCGCATAATGGCATAATGGTATAGTTAACAAACATTTGAGACAACTGCTCCATGTTGCTAAATGTAGCCTTATCCATATCTTCCAATAAAACACCTGGCACACCAGTTATGCGAGCAATGTCAGCAATGGTAGCCTTCTTAGTTTCATTAAATGCTGCATCAGCAGGATTAAGTCCTACTTTCTGAAAGTCCATGCCTTCCTCTAAGATGGCAGTACCTCCAGCGTTTTGACTTCCACCAAAAGCACGATTGAAAGATGACTTTAATCTGTCGTATGCCTCATTGGTTAACTTGCCAGGATGCTTTAGCACTCCATTCAAGTGTGCGCCATTCTTATAAAAGTTCGCACCGTAATTTCTATTGGCTAAAGCTAAGCCATAGTTATCTCTATGAAGGTCCGGCATAACAAAACCATCAATACCATTCCATGTAAGATTTGGAATATGGATAATGTTATCGTAACTGTATTTCTTATTTGTTTTTTTGTTCCTAAACAATAACTCACCTCGTGTATTGTAATAGCTTTCCATATGCACCGGATCAAGTATTAAAAGACTTGTAATCCTTTGGCTATTTGCATTTCTGTTAATAGCAGCGTAAAATACACCATGGCTCAAATAGTGAAGCACTAATGTTTTATAAAAGGTGTGAGCTGTATAAAACTGTGAAGGCTCACGACTAACTATCTTATAATTAGGATGCTCTTTTGCTATTCTTATGCTCTCATCAACTCCTTTTTCAATTATATCAAAAGGTAAAGAGGCAATGACACCGCCAAGTATTTGAGTAGCACGGTAAAATGCAGGAAGACCAATAATAGAATATTCATCTACCGCAACACCAGCAGCAGATCCACGTTGAAACAATGCGCCTAATGTATCACCGTTAATAGGTGTACTTGGATTCTCAATACTGGCACGAGTATTAGAAAAAAAAGACCGCATGGTATTTATTATTCCCATGCGGCAAATATAAACCAGATTAGTATGAAGTCATGTACTTTAAGTAACAAGTTAAACAAATCGCATTACCATGTAATTGCTTTTAGCTTTACGAAAACTTTCGTAGGTCTTATATTTCTCATCCAATCCAAAGTCCTCCCTTTCCTCCTCCAATTTCTGCCATGCCTCTTGATGTGTACGGCATTCTCCGGATAACTCATAGAATCTATGGAAATATCCACTGGTTGAATTAATTTGTCTAACCTGTTGAGCGTACTCGTGCTTTGCCATTAACTTTTCCATAATTAAAAGGTTTTTATTTTAATTAGGTACATTTTATAACATTAATAATCCTCCTTCCCTTTCCTTCCCCTCATATATCGTTGGTCTATCTCCTTGCATTATCTGTGCGTAGGCCATAACCATCGCTACCGCTCCATCCACCTTTTCTGTGCTTTTAGCTTTATCTATCTTTATATTGCCAGCAGGATCAAGTCTTAAAATAACATTGCTCATCATCCATTCCAATACTGGGTTGCCATCATGTGTAATCTCATTAGATAAAAACAATTTTTCTACTTCCTTGGTTGGTGCAGACATAGAAATAAAACCTTGTCCGAATGGTTTCATGGTTGCGCCATCATTTGTTAATTGGATAACAAGTTGACTGGCATTCCATCTATCAAAACAAATACATTCTATTTTATACTTAGCCGTTATTTCTATTACTTTATTCTTTATAAAATCGTAATCAGTTACGTTACCATCTGTCATAGTTAGATGTCCATCTTGCTGCCATTGCAGATAAGGTACACCATCACTAAGCGATCGCTCTCTCACATTATCCTCTGGGCAAAAGTAATAAGATTTAATATGAGGCTTAGATAATCCTTCTTGCACCGGAAAACAAAGTACAAGTGCGCAGATGTCACGCGTGGAGGCAAGGTCTAAACCAGCAAAGCATTTCTTATTATACAAAGTAGCATCATCAATAAATAACCTTGTTTTATCAATGTAGCTTTGGGGAATCCAAACGGAGGAGGTAGATGTCCATACGTTTAGATTTTTAGTCATGAATTGTATTTGCTTTGACGCTCCCTCATTTAATGCCTTTTGAAATTGGTCATCCATGTAACTAATGTACGGAGTGACACCAAGGTTAGGATTGCTTTTCGTCCAATTCTTTTTATCCTGCCAGTCGTCGCCTTCATCTAAGCAAAACAACAAAGGAAATACAGATTCATCAACCTTTCTTTTTTCCAAAATATCAATCATTACCTTCCTATACAAATAACAAGGACTTTCCCGATTAAAGCCAGCAGTGGTAGTAATCAGCAGTAATGGTTGTATTCTTGACCCCATACCAGTTTCCATTACGTTTATCACGTCTGAATTTTTATGCGCGTGAAATTCGTCAATGCAACAAAAACTGGGATTTAATCCATCTAAAGTATCAGCATCAGATGAAACTGATTCAAATTTAGAATTTGTCGTAGGTACATTACAATTATACTTTAAAACATTAACCAACTTGTTAAATGTCTTTGAATCATTCTTTAAATTCTTTAAAAATACTTTTGCCGTATCAAATGCAATCCTTGCCTGATCTCTGGTAGTCGCAGCAGTATACACCTCCGCTCCCGTTTCATTGTCCAACAAAAAACAATAGACTGCAATCGCAGCTGCTAACTCCGTTTTGCCGTTCTTCCTTGCAATCTCAAGGTAAGCCTTGCGGAAGCGTCTGCCTCCAGTCTTTTTTTGCCATCCAAATAATACCTTAATAAAAAACTCCTGGAAAGGTTGGATGTTAAATCGCTGCCCGGCAAACTCGCCCTTGGTGTGGCGCAGTGCAGAAATAAAGGAGAAAGCCCTGGTTGCCTTCTCCTCTGAAAAAACATACTCCCAATCGTTATTTTTTAAATCAGCTATATGTCTTTCAACTGCCAGCCTTGCATAGTTGCCTAATATTAATCGTTCCGAAACAACATCCTCAATAAATTTCATTTCGGTGTTTTAATTTCTATGGCAATAAATCTAAATAGAAAAAGAAAGCTAACAAAGCCAACTGCCTCTAAAAAGTCTATATAATCAAACCAAAAGAATTTTACAAACAACCAATTCCATAAGTAGTAAAAAGGAACGGCTAAACCTGTGACCATTATACTCATAACGATGATAAAGGTCAATGTTTCAAAAATGCCTTGTTTCATTAGTTCATTTTTAAAAGTTTAGCTATCTCGTCATCCTCATCTTCGTTACTATCTCTAAAGTAGTCCAATTTTAAACGGCTGCCAGGATCAAGTCCTAAACTCTTGCTAATCTCCAAAAACATATCCATACTTTGCTTAAATGCAGTCCATTCTGCAGAAACTTGCCTTGCACCGTTTGGATGCACCATAACTGCACCGGCAACTGCAAGAACCTCGGCATTGTAAAGCAAATGGCCAATAGCTCGCGTAGCAATGCTCAAAAAAATGTCATCAACGTCCTTGCTTGCCTTGTGGGCTTGGAGATGGTCTTTTAATTTCTCATAAATCTTTACCTCGTCCTCATTCAGTTTCAGCAGCGACCTGCCGACTGGAGAACCGGAATAGGATTTGATACGGGAAGGTATCAATGTACCTTGAAGTTCTTTTGTTTTCAATGACTTTGCTCTCATTTATTTTGCTTTTTTATGCTTTGGTTAAACCCCCCTTTTGGAGATTGAATTAATGTCTTCTTTTT